AATAGGAAAGAAATTATAATAGTTTCCTGCATTTGAGAATATTATATTCTCATCACTAAGAATACCAAAGCGATTCTTATGAAAACAAATGTCATTTATTTTTCCTCCTACGAATGTAGGAAAAGGATTACTAAGATCATCACCTGATTTTCTACTTGTCCATCCATATCTAGGAGAAGACAATCCTGTTGGAACTTCTTTTACAGGTTCATAAAGAAAGTATATATTAGCTGGAGTTTGAGAATCAAATAATCGTACTAACCTATGAGGCATAGTAAAAATATCCAATCCTGTAGTTAATGAAACACCAATACATTCATTCCATGTTTTGTCATCTTTATCATACTCAACAAAGAAGTTATCCTGAGTTGCATCTGCATTACCAACAATTTCTACTTTGTATTTATCAGGAACTCCTACTCCAGGAAGTTCTGAAAAGCTCCTGACAGAAGTGGTGAAGCCTACTAAATCATTTCCTCCACTAGAATCTGAACACTTAATTGTAAAGGGTACTTTAGATAGAACTTTGATTACACTTGAACTTGCATCTGCAGAAACTGCAAAGTTTGTTCCTGTAGCTGCCGCTGCGCATAGAGCATCCAAACTGGCATAGTAAGTATCTCCTTCATATCCTGCACCAGAAGTTTTTCCACTCTCATCTCTTCCTGCGGTTGGATACCATCCTCCAAAACCTTCTATAGGTTCAGTAGAATCAAAATCATCCCATCCATGTTCGACAACTGATCCTCCTACTTGTGAAGGTCCAACTTTTATAATCTTAGCAATTCTAGTAGTTGCAGTATAAGCCTGATTGACACCAGCATTAGAAGATGGAGTCTGGAATCCAGTTTTAAAATAAGTAGTTGGTGCAGCTACAGTAGCTATAGATACTACATACTTACTAGAATAATCACCTGTCTTAACATAAATTACTCCTTCGTAAGGATAAGTTGAAGTTAGATCTATTGATCCTCCACGAGATGTGAAAATAACATCAGAAGCCCAACCTCCAGTTTCATTTTCTCCTGAAGCTTTTCCTAGTGCAGTTGCTTTTGTTACAGTAACTGTTTTATTAATTATAAATGTTGTATCGGCTACTGTAGTTGCAACTATGTTATCTTTAACTCCTCCTGCAGTAGTTCCAGTTTCAAGATATCCTAGATCTGCATCAACAACAACTAAAGCATGTGTTCCATTAACAATCGTTGAAATTGAGGCATCAGTAACAGTATCATGTAATACTGGTACTGACACACCATCTTTATCATAGGCTTTTAAAGTTTTTGTACCTCCAGAAGTCCTACTGAGAATTGTTGTATATTCTTCATCTCTATCTCTTCGTATACTATGAATAAATAAATCATCTTCATTTGTAGTAGATACTCTTGTTCTATGCTCAGTTCCAGGTCGTTTCTCTAGACCTCTTGCAACAGAACTTAATCCATTAACTTGTCTTTCTGCTTGTGTTGATAACCTAATTTCAGCAGGTTGCTGAGAGATACCATTTATCAAATTAGGTATAGAAGTAGAGACTAAAGGCATAATTAAGAGTATAGGATTCTCTGAGATTCAGTAAGTGTTTGGGTAGATGCTCCCCTATCTAATGCTCTGAAAGTATCATAGTTATCAAAGATATTAAAATCTGCTGCTTGAGCATCAGCATCACGCAAAGCAAACAAAGCACTTTGTTCATCCTTGTATTGAAGCTGAGTCATCTCACTAGAACCAATAGTATTTTCTTGGAATTTTCTTCCTGCTCTTAATGAAATATATCTTCGTGCTATTTCTGGAAGCTCTTCAAAATCAAAAAGAAGTACAATGTCTACTTCAATATCAGCAGTAAATACAAATGTATTTTTTGTACGATCATAAAGTTTTCCACTACGGAGAACTACATCAGTATCATACCTACGTTTTACTCCTAACGTATCTACTCTAAGAGTATTAAGAGGAACAACTATATTGTTATCTGAATTTCTTACTAATGTTATTTTTAAATCGGTATTAAACATCCATCCTGAAGATTGTACTTCACGAGAAATTGTAGTTAGGGTTATGGCAGCTATCTCTGCTTCCTGAAGACCAGAATTCAAAGTATTTACTGGAGCTTCTCCAACACCAATAAGCATTGAATTAATAGCATCTAGTTTGGAAGTTAATGATACAGCCATATAGTTTTATTTGAGGATATTTGTGTGAGGGTGTAGAGGAGGTATGGAGAACTTTTATATCTCCTCTACGAAAATGGGGTACGGCAAGAGGATTAACCATACCCCACGAGGTTGTTAGGACACAGGCGAAGTCAACGCTACAGCCATTGCTGGACGTAGTACGTTGTGACCCATTGCATATTTTGCAACCAGTAATGTACCTTGACGATTGATCTGATACTCAGATTCAACAGCAAGATCCATCAGTTTAACAGTTGCAACTGCATCCTTATGCATAACAATTCCACGAACTTTTTGTGCATCATTCATGTAAGTAGCAGGAAGATCATAAACAGCATTTCTTCCCGATTCTCCAGAGATAGGTACAGCATCATTAGTAGTACCAGTTAAGTTTGCACCAGATCCACCTGATGTCCATAGAGAATTAGTCCATGCAGAAGTAGTACCTGTTCCAAGATGAGGAGTCCGAACTACTGGGATTCCTGCAATGGATGGAATACTAACATCTGTAACAGAAGCTCCACCACCAATATCTTTATCAAACATGTGTAAGCCAGTTTCCTTACTTACTCCTGCTGTCTTAAACAGACCATAATAGACATCCGTAGCGAGAACGCACACCATACCTTCTAGAGGTGCGCCAGCCATTTCTAAGATACGCTTTGCTTCTACGATACCTTCTAAGAAATAATCTGCTTTCATAGAGTTACCAATAGCAGCTGCATATTCTACGTTTGCTGTGTAGTCTTCATCATCCCAAGCTGCATAATCCTGAACCAAAGCTGCTGCTTTAGTTGCATTTGTGGATAGAGCCGCTTTAATAGCCATTCTGAGAATGTTCTTATCGGCTACTTTTGCAAGACCATAAGAAGCTTCATCAGTATAGACTGAACGGATGTCAAAGTGTTGCATCGCTTCATCAATATTTGGGATGAATTGATGTGCTACTAAGAGATCATCAATAGTGACAAGTCTCTCAGTATGTTTTGCTTGAACTGCAGGAATAAGTTCGTTTCCTGGAGTGTGGTAAGCAGCCGCTCGATTCTTACCTGTCATAATGAACTGTGCAGATTTTCCGTCCTTAATAGTACGGACTCTACAGTAATCCATCATGATATTCTTAGTCTGGAAGGCTGTCATTACTTCACCAGCATAAAGCTTTAGAAATAACGCTCGTTTTCCACCAGCATTGTTTATAGCACCAGAACGATGCCCTAAATAATCGGTTGCTGACATATTTTCCTTTAATTGTCATTGAGTAGTTATGCTGTTTTACCAGCACGTTGATACGAACCCTCGTATTACTACATAGACAATTAAGGTTATCCTCCTCAGAGGGCATTAATTGTTCTGAATGTGTACTCTTGGGTTACATGAGGTTAGATGATTCTAGTTTCTTAGATACATCTTCCCTAAAAGCAGGGTCACTAAGATATTTAGGATCTCTCATTGCTTCCGACATTTGCGCTAACGAATCGAAACTTCCTGATCCTGAACCACCTGTAGTACCCTGTATAAGATTTGGTGAGCTTCCGTTTTCTATTTGAAACTGAGCATTTAGAGATTTTACAGCAAACAAACCATCATTCGGATTGTCACTCTCTACTGCTCTATTAAAAGAATCCTGATCTGGTTTACTCAGGTTTTGACCAGCCCACTCTAATAAATTTTTGTATTCATCTTCACCACCTACAGAAGTATGAACCGCTTTGATCATTTTATCTGCTATTGCTTGTTGTCCCTCAATCCATGAATCAACTACTTCAGTAGTAAGTCCTTTGTCTAATAATTCTTTATAAGATTCAGGAGATAATGCAGAAGTATCATTAAATTCTTTTGCATACTTATCATAATTGAGTCCTTGATCTGATAAAGCTTTCTTTGCTTCTTCTATCGTTGGTTGAGGAGTCTGCGGAGGGGGTGTAGCCTCATCGCTGTTCACGACAGACTCCGTACCTGATGATAATTTCTTTTCTAAGTCAT